GTAGCGGTAGCAACCAAAAGAGTTTTGGTTACTGTTGTAACCAAAGCCTCATTTGTTGTAGATTGAAATAGTGAGACTGAAAAATTAGCAGGAGCAGCAGCCTGACTAGCATCAAGAATTCGGTCATAACATTTAACCCGATACTTAACTCGAAATTTTCCAATCTCGGAGGTATTGGCCATACCAGTGGTAGACACAAAGACAGAAGCACAATTATACGTCTTAATGTCAGTTCCACCGGGTGGATTCCCTTGCAAACAAAACTTAGGTTCATTTGCGGGAAACATAGACTTTTTATCAAGTCTTAAACATGAGTCCTGATTTGGCATACAAGGCACAAAAGGATCGGTAGCCTCAATCTGAGTAACCGACGTTGGAGCAGCAGAAGCAGCATCATACAACGCAGAAAGGTAAACTAAACCAGTCTGACCCTGTGTTGCAAAACCAGACACATCATGGCCAAAATGAAAGGAGAGCATTTCAAACTCATATCTTTCAAAGAGTTGAGCAATTTTGTTCAACCAAGGAAAAGTGGTTGCATTTGCAGGGTTAACGTTAAACTGGGTTGTAACAAAACCAACTGAACCATTAACCGTAGAAATTAACTCCTCGCCTTCACGAATTTCAGGCGCAGAGTGGGTGCGAGAATTAACAATCTCACCACCCCTTTGAATTCCAACTCCATCAATTCCAAGCGGATTACGACCAACCCGTCTTCCTCCTCGTTGCCGACGTCCACCACGACGCCGACCCGCACCATTCCGTTTAGGACCATTGTTGACCACAACAATTTTCTTTGTCCTACGACGTGCCTTCCTTTGGGCACCTTTGGCGACTTTACTCCTTTCGGCCGGAGACAAAGCCATAAACTGTTTTCTAGATAAACTCATTGTTTTAAACACGGGGTGTTTTAGGGAGCCCCTCCACTAAAACAATGGAAAACTCTTCTCCAATAATTTAGAAATCAAATTCGAGTTCCGGTGAAAAATCTAACACCAGATCCGATAGCGAATTCGACTCAGATCCATTATAGAAACCCACTATAGAGCAAATTTCTGGTACACCAACCGAGGCATACGAACGAATCTTTGGGTCATCCAAATTATGTAAAACAATGTCACTGTTAACTAGGTTAGCATACGCGGTATAGAAGACCTCAAAATGGTCTGTCGGATAAGACATAACCATTAACGTAAATGCTTTCCCAAGATGCTGGGCAAGAGACAGACACTTCTGCTCATAGACCATCGTTGTAGCAAGACGCTGAACATCATAGCAAGGGTACCAACGATCATCCTTTAGGCGAAAATTCGCACCAAGAAAAGATAGGGTATGCAAATCTGCATTCAACCCCCCGAAGAAAAACTTCAGTTTCAAACCATACTTGGCAAGGTGGGCACTCAAAAATGCCTCATCACACATTAACGAAAATTCTTCATCCAAAGAATACACATTATCATCTCCATACAAATGTACTAGTTGATCATGAACAAGTGACATAGGAGGAGCTGAACCGGTCTTAAGCAAATATGCCTCATACAAGCCGGCAGCAAAAATTATAATATGGCCAAAGATATTGTCACGTGTAGTGCACCCGGAACCGGATGCATTACCATAATCCTTTAAGATTACGTTTCCATTAGTTAATTTCAATAAAAACTCACAGGTATTCGTGACCATCCACAGAAACTCTTCTAGTTCATCATCAGGGATGTTGCCTTTCTTTTGAAGAATAGCATAAATATCTTTGAGGAGT